TACCCTGAAAATCCGTGGAAAACAAGGGCGGTTTTTAGAGCGCGGAGTGCGGAATCGAACCGCCATTTCCCGCCGGTTGGCGGGCGGTCTGCCTTTAGCCTATCCGCGCATAATGGCCGGAGCATTACTCCGGCGTGAGCTTGCTGTGCCGCTCTGCCTGCGATACCTTCTCGCCCTTATACATCCCGGCCCCAAGCTCGTCAATCTTGGAAAAGGGAACCTCCGGCACCGTCAAATCCTGCCGCTTTTTCCTATCTATGAAATAGATATAGCGGAGCTGATAGCCGGGGATCGGTGTGGCCCCTACATAGTCCAGATACTTCTTGAAATTATAGGTGCCGCCCGTCACATCAAAAAAGGTCAGCCCTCCCAGCTCCTTGCGCGGTGAAGTGGGATTGCTCGCCAGCGTCATTTTATGGACGCGGGTTCCGTCCGGCAGCTCCGCAAGGTTCAGATTTTCTTTGATACCGGTCAGGACAAAGTTACTGGCCCGGTAGATTGTGCCGTCACCGCAGGAACAGGCATCCGCAAAGCTGATGATCCATTTTATCTGCGGCGCGTATTTCTTTATGAGCTTGATACTCATAGAGATAGCGCGGCTCTCGGAATTGCGGGGAAGATAGCTGTCAAAGGCCATCCGGTTCAGTTCCAGAAACTCATTCCAGCCGGTATCCTTTACCAGCCCGATAATCTTTGACTTATCGAGGCTCGGCCCGTAGGACATAACGCCATGGAGCTGGCCGTCTAAGAATACGCCAAAGTGCAGGGTGCTGTTATTGACAACCTTCCCGCTGTAATGGTGGGCCTTCATAAACGGCGTCGCCACCTTAGCGGGGATCACCTTCATTACGATTTCTTTTGCTCTACCCATGGCGCGTCCTCCTTTCCCACATGGCGCTCGGCCAGTGTCATTTTTTCGCCTTTATACATCCCGGCTCCCAGCTCGTCAATGCGGGAGTAGGGGATTTCCGGGACGGTCAAATCCTTCCGTTTGCTCTTGTCTATGAAGTAGATATAGCGGAGCTGATACCCGGAGAGCAACGCGCCGCCTGCTGCCTCCATGTACCGGCCCCAGCTAAAATTGCCGTCGGTCACATCAAAGAAAGAACGCCCGCCCAGCTCCTTGCGCGGGGCCAGCGGGTTTGCTTCCAATGTCAGCTTATGAATTTTCGTACCGTCCGGCAGCAGGCAGAGGGCCTCGTTTTCTTTAATGCCGGTCAGAATGAAATTGCTGGCCCGGTAGATAGCCCCGTCGCCGCAGGAGCAGGCATCGGCAAAGCTGATGATCCACTTCACATGAGGCGCATATTTCTTTAAGAGCTTAATGCTCATGGAAATTGCCCGGCTTTCGGAATTGCGGGGAAGGACACTGTCAAAGGCCATCCGGTTTAGTTCCAGATATTCATTCCAGCCAGTCCCCGCCACCAGCGGCAGGATTTTGGATTTGTTCAGGCTTGGCCCGTAGCTCATGACGCCATGGAGCCGCCCATCCAGAAATACGCCGAAATGCAGGCAGCTATTATTTACAACGGTTCCGCTGTAATGGTGCCGCCGCATAAAAGGGTTTGCCACCTTGCCGGGGATCACTTTCAG